TACATTGTTGCTACTTGCATTAATGTTTTAACAAAGCCCCTCAACGCTTTTTCCAAAACGATCTCATGCTTTTTAATCGTTGTAAATAATTGAGATTGCATACTAACAACTGCTGTTGCTGTCATTATACGCCCCTCACCAGCACCACCCATTCCTAAAGAATAATGGTTTTTGCCGAATCCCATTTTAACCGATGCGATGTTTAGTTCTTCATTAATTCCATCAATATATGCTTGGTAACGTATTTCATCATTTGATGTGCTAATTAATGGTTTCCCGTCATCGCTTCTTGGCAAATTATAGAAGACGATGTCGTTGGTGTCAAACACTCTAACCACCTTTACATTGCCACTACCATCAGTTGATGGAACTACTTGTGTTAAATCCGAACTTACAAATATACGCTTTTTGGCTAGTGTATATTCCGTGTCGAATGCATCGTATTTATTGTCGATTGCTTTTAAAGTGTCAATTGAATTGGCAAATAATGAAATAGGCAACTCCGAATCAACATCTAGATTGTTTGCTAAATTAAGCTGAATCATCATGTACCACGGCGTTGTTGTCTTCGCTTTGAATATTGTTATTTCAGCCCCTTTCGTGCTGCTTTTGCCGATAAACTGCCTTTCGGTGTGTATTTCATACATACCGTCATCATTTTGCAAATGATATACAACATCTTCATAATTTGTGCTTTTAATGTAAAACGCGCATTCCGTTATCTCTCCATTATCTATTGTAATTGGGTAGATGTTCTTTGCGTTTATGCCAGATATCTTGATTTTTCCTGTTTTGCCTCTTAAACTGCCATTAGCGTCAACTGTAATATCTTTAACCGATATAACCAGTGCTGATAGCGATAGTGCTGCAGCAAGTTCGGTTTGTTTATTCAGCATGTACCAAAAATTATTGGTGTTTAAAATGTTGTCTAGTTTTTCCTTTTGCTCTTTTGGCACTATAATATCACATTTTTCGTTTGCTAGTAAGTTTGCTAAATCTTCGCACGCTTTTTTCGCAAAGTTCATTTGCTTTTTGTAAAATGTTTTATATTCCCCATTTTGATATATTGTATATTTATGGAAATTAGCATCATAGCCATTATACCACTTTTCCCACAACGACAAATATTCTGATTGTGATTCACAATTTCTATTTAATTTGCCAACATAGGCCTTAATTCTTCCTTGTACATCCATTATTTATATTTCCTTTCTGTTTTTTAACCAACCTCAATTAACATCCGCATATCTTCTTCTAACGAATATTCCATTGCGTCCAACACATCAACGGGGTTTTTGAACCCTACAATGTCAAGTCTTTCATCTGGTTTGTTTGGATCCCAGCTTGCGTTTGACAACGCATCAACCATAACATCCTTGCATCTTTCACATATTTTCACGCGTTTGGAACTAATCAAGCGGTTAAAAAATCTAATCCTATTAATGATTGATGATTTAATTGCGTTTAATATTGTAGTTGCAAGCGCGTTTGCTATTTGCGCTGTCCTTAACCCACGGATAAGTATTTGCTCTGCGCTGTCACAGCGTGTTATAAAAAACAATTTATACCCGTCATAAACTTCATGACAAAATTGTATAAACTCGCTTTCAAGGGCAATTGGGTTTAATTCTCTTGTTATTCTTTTAGCATACAAAATAACAACCTCTTCGTAGTTTTTTGTTATCCCTGATGCGACAAATGTGGTGGCTGATAAACTACCACCAAAGTCAACACCAACAGTTATTTTTATAATTTCATTCTTTTTGTAGTCATCTTTAACAATAAATTCTTTTGTGTTATTAGCAAAATATTCATAACACAGTCCCTGTGCAATGCAACGCTCACCCATAATGTCTCTGCGATACCAAAGCGATCCAACTTCATACGTTTGCATAATTTCTTCTAAACGCTCGGGTGTGATAGACAAATTGTCCATCAATGTAAAGTGCTGATAATTATACCCTCCTAAATAATTTATTATTTTGTATTTATCTACGTAATTAGAATATATAGGGTGAGTAGGCGCACAAGGGTTAAAGTCCCATAATATTTTGCTTTCGATTGATGCTAGTTGCCTGCCCAGTGCTGTCTTGATAAAACTAATCCTTGAATCATCGCTATCAAAATGCAAGTTTATTTCGGTGGCGATCCATAGGCCATATGAATTACCTAGTATTTTTTTGTAGCTGTCTGCTTTGCCACCACCAGCAAATATAAGTATCTTCTCTCCCGTTAAGGTGTTAATATACAATGCTTCATTATCTTTGTACTTCCCCCACCTGCATCTGCCTCTAAATAAGTGCTCTAGGCCATAACCGTTAGAGTCTCCAATGTTTAATTTTGCGTTAGCAATTGTCGAGCCTGTTGCTAAATGCAGTTTGTCGGGGCATCTCTCTAAAAAATCACAAGCAATTATACAATTAGCAATTGTTTTTCCACTCCTAATAGAGCCCTCAGCAACACTCATTTTTGATTTAAAACCTTTGTGAATATAATCTTTCCATTTTTTAGAAAATGGTTTCCATTTAATTGTTGCTTGGCGTGGTTGATATTGCAATGGCAATTGGTTAGGAATCATTTGCGTCATCATCGCTTATATCTCCTGGATCAATTTCATCGTCGTTGTATAACAATAATTGGCTTAATGGTTTTAAATCTTCGATTGTGCCTTGTGCTTTAATATTGATCGTGTCTGGGTTCAAACAATAGCGTTTGGCTAGTTCTTTAGCTGCTCGCAATCTATCTGTTGCTGTTGGATGCTTTTCAACAATTCGTGCTTCAGAAAATCCTCGCCCTATTCCCTCAACCACAATTTGCTCTTCTTTGATTTTACCTCGCATTACTTTTGTCAGGAACTCTAAGACCTCGTCAGCGCTTGCAATTTTCTTGTTCATTCGGCTTTCTGTATAGGCCCGAATCTCTTCTTCGAGTTTCTTCGTGTTCTCTTGTCCTATTGAATATGCCATTTTTTTTGAATACCCAGCCTTTTCCGCTGCTTTAGTCATGTTCCCCGATTTCACATACTCAACAATAAATTTTTGCTGTTTAAGAGTCAGCTTTGGCTTTTTATTTTTCCCTTTGCCACTTTTATTATTTAGTTTTTTTTTATTGTCTTCATTCATTAGGTTTTTGCACCCCTTTTTATATAATACAATTATATATAATAATATTTGTTTAAATAATATATAAATATATATAGTAATACACACATATATATAATATATATTATTTATTTAGTATTTATATTTTTAATAATTTTAATAGATAAATTAAAAGAGCATATCACTGGAATATAATATGCTCTTAAACGAGAAAGGAGTATATATGGAAAGTTATATATTTGTTTACAATCTTTCACACTATTATTATAACACATAATTTTTAATATGTTGTGCCTTTGTGTGCGTTGTTTTAAATAATTTATTGATATTTTAAAAAAAAGAGATTTTTTAGGTCTCTTTTTGATGTTTCTAAAACTTTTTCATTATTTGTCATTATTCTTCATTCTCTTCTAAATAACTTAATTCTATTAGTAAATTTTTAACATCATCAATATTCATTTTTGCTAGTTCGTTTAGAAAAGCATTAAGTGACATGTTTACTTCTTCAGGTTCCATGTCTTCCCACCCTTTCCAAATGTTTGCATCATGATAATAATCTAACCCTATATGTGATTTATTGTTCATATCAACGTAATTAATCATAATGTTGTTAGGGTAGCATTTATCAAATTTTTCATATTCTGCAAATGTAATTTCTATCATGCAAAGTTGTGAATTAGAATAAATTAGTATAGCATACTCATTAAAATAATCATCTCCTATAGCTATAGTGCCATCGCCGTTTGTAACAAAATATAAATCATAATCTTCCATTTCAGATTCATTTTCAAAACTTTTAGTTTCGCCAAATCTGTCAATTAGATCTAACAATGTTTGCTTTGCTAAATCTCCCTCTGATACTTCTTCAACTTTATTACAAGCTGTTAAAGTGAGCGATACAATTAATACGATAATTAATAATAACAATCTTTTAATTAGTTTCATTTTTATTTCTCCTCTTAAGTTTTTTCTATTATTGCAAAATAATCTATTGCCTTTTTTAATAAATATGAATTGTATGCTTTAAGAACAGCGCTAGTAAACTCTAAACCCATATTTTCAGTATCAAACTCATATTTTCCATCTTTAGTAATTTCAATAGTTAGCACTCCATACCCTACATTGTCACAAGACCAATGAATTTGTATGCCTTGATACTTGAAATTATATGGGTATATCTCTCTAATTGTTATGTTGTATTGTTTTTTCATTCTTTCACCTCCTCATAAGTCAAATTTATAAGACATATAACATAGCCAACCTATAAGCCATAATATTTCAAGAACTCCAGCCATAGCAAACATGAGTTGTGGGAATAACATACCAAATAAAATAAAATCAAGTGCAAATGTTAAAACAATCCCAATACCATAAATAATCCATCCTTGCTTTTTAGTCATTTGAGTTCCTCTAATTCTTTTTCTAAAACTTCAATCTCTTCTCTTATACTTCTCAAATTGTCTAATGCCTTTTGAGAACCCCTTAATGAACCGTATGTATAATAATCTTCCATGTGCATATCTTTTGAACGATATAACTCCAATAATTCCTCAACCTTTTTAGCACGTTCTAGGTCGTTGAGGGCTTGTTTTAATAACATTTCAGCGTTTCTAATACCCTTTGTTTCATAATCATATTCATCTAAATTAACATAATCTAATATATTTTTTAACGCTTCTTTTGGTGTCATTTTATTTCCCCTTACTCGAAGTTTGCTGCTTCTCTTAATTTAGATCTAACCACTCTCGATACTTTACGCACCCAATCGTACGTGTAATGCGTTTCATCAGCTATTTCTCTCAATGTTTTTTTATGATTATTATTTTTCATTACATAACAATCTCTTAATATAATATATTCTAATGTATATCTATAATCTTTAACATTACTTATATAATCAGTTAATATATTATTTAATTTAATTATTATATTATTATCGTTTTCAATCATTTTTAATAATTGAGTTTTTTGAGTTTGCAAAACTGCAATGTAATTCAAAACTTCAATATCGGACATTTTATAGTTTGATCCTTGCACCATAACATTATCAAACGATGGAGACACATACTTCATGTTTGGTTTTGATATCAACTTTTCTAGTTCGTTTTCTACGATTACCAATCGCGACTTGTTATTCAAAAGTCTTTTTTCAATCATTACATATTGTTCATACATAGTTTTGGTTTTGTTCCTTTCTTTGGTGTTTTTTTAAGGTCGTTAAACTCCTTTAAGGTACTATATATCACTCTAAAAGGGAATTATATCAAGTCATTAGTACTAGAATTATCTGAACTGCCATCAACTTGCTTAACAACATCTGCGTATGCTACTTTTTGTCCGTTTCTGATACAATAAACATTTTCAGCATCACCTGTGTTTTCAACGTATCTTCTAAGTATAACTGACGCATACTTTTCATCTAGTTCCATCATGTAGCAGGTGCGGTTTAGCTGTTCGCAAGCTATTAGAGTGGATCCGCTACCACCAAATACATCAAGTACTATTTCTTCTTCTCTACTGCTTGACTTGATTGCTCTTGCACATAATGCCAAAGGTTTTGGTGTTGCATGACCCCCTGCACTTTCTCTTTCTTCCCCGTTTGTTGTTTCAAAGTCCCATACAGCAGTCATATATGTTTCGTGTGTATTATCAAAATATGCTCTTAATTCTTCATATTCTTTTCTTAATTTAGCACATTGAGATTCCATTATTTCTATTGATTTTATTTATTTTCCATCCCAGATTTTTATGGTGTCATCCCTGCTTCCTGAAACAATTCGTCCATCAGGCAGAACTTGGAGAGTATCCACTTGGTCAGTATGACCTTCTAAGGTTTCTATAACTTGGTAAAGGCCACTTGAGTCTTTTTCCCAGATTTTTATGGTTTGGTCATAACTTCCTGAAACAATTCGTCCATCAGGAAGAACTTGGAGAGTATCCACTGAGCCACGATGGCCTTCTAAAGTTTCTGTAACTTGGTAGTGATCACTTGAATCTTGTTCCCAGATTTTTATGGTATGATCACCACTTCCTGAAACAATTCGTCCATCAGGCAGAACTTGGAGAGTATTAACCCAGCTATTATGACCTTCTAAGGTTTCTATAACTTGGTAAAGACCACTTGAATCTTTTTTCCAGATTTTTATGGTACCATCATAACTTCCTGAAACAATTCGTCCATCAGGAAGAACTTGGAGAGTATTAACCCAGCTATTATGACCTTCTAAAGTTTCTATAACTTGGTAAAGACCACTTGAATCTTTTTTCCAGATTTTTATGGTACCATCATAACTTCCTGAAACAAT